CTCAACCTCTTTATCCGTCTTGTCGACGATCAGCGGAAATTTCGCCCACTCCTCGGCCCATAATTTCTCGACCTTCCGGTTTAGCTCATCCTCGAGAAGTATCGTCTTTTGCCGAGCCATAGTTTCTGCTTCGAGCCTACTGAAACCTCGCCGTTGATAGGATCGGATTTCGAGAACTTCCTCGTATTCAATTTTTGCTTTTTCCCGCTCGAGATCATTTTCGATCGACTGGATTCGTATCAATTGGAGCTCATCTTGAACCTCTTGCTCTGCTTCGACCCGCTTATTATTAATAGCCTCCAGCTCTTTGACTCCTATTTGCTTTTCGATCCCTTCCGCGATTAGTTTTTGTTCCTTTGTCCAACCCTTCATATTCTCGATCTGAGTAACCATCGCCGCCGTATCTTCCTTGATCCGTATTTCCTGCCTTTCGAATGAACTTGATAAAGGATCGGCCGCCGCTTTGGCTTCCGCGAGGCGCCTTTTGAGATCAGCCAGCTTGTCGTTATATGACCGGATAGCGGCATCATTCGATTTAACCTTTGTCGTCAATTCATCATATCGAGTAACCGCGCGTTGAATTTCAGGCTCTAAATCCTTCAACGTGATAGTCCCGTCCTTGATGGCCCTGCTCAATTTGCCGAGCGAGCTCTCATTCATTCTGACTTGATCATCGAATTTCTGGTGAGCTTCCGCCGCCATAGTCATGCCGGTCTTAACCGATTCCTGTAACGATAGAATCGCATCGCGAGATTTGGTCCAATCAACGGCCGGCAATTTCGCCTCTTGCGTTGCCGCGTTGAGCTGCTTTTGAGCGTAGTAGGCCGATGTCAATTCTTTTGCTAAGAGATCGTAATCCTCGGCCGCCATGTGCGTCGCCCTGGCGTTTCTCAATAGCACATCGGTTGAGGTATCCGTTTCTTGCGCGAACTTCCTTATTTGCTCGATTGTAGCGTTAGTTGTAACTTGATCTTTTTGCCGAGCCTCACTCAGTTTTTGTTGCGCGTCGCCCAACTCTTTCAGTATCATCGCCGCCGCGCTATTTCCCTTGGATAGAGCTTCCCCCTGCACTTGAGCATTGAAAGAAAGCTTGTTTTCTTCCGTTAACGCCTTTCCATATTGCTGTTGCGCATTGAAAAGTTTGAGATAACCCTCGTTTTCATCGGCCGTCGCTTTATTCAGAGCTTCCTTTGCCGTCTTGTAACTCTGTAAGAGAACTTGCAAATCTTTCGTAACTGCCTGTGCTCCCTCCATGTTCTTTTGATTAGCAACATCCTGTCTGAGAGCTTCATCGTTGACTCGAATCAACTCCTCAGTCGCTTGTATCCGCTTTATAATCCACCCGACTAATATTCCGGTTCCGGCGATCAGCGCGACCGTCGCGAAACCCGCAACGCTGAATGCACCCGCAAGCGTCGCCAGTGCTCGGCCGCCCGGTATTGCAACATCGGCGAACCTGCTCGCCGCCACGCCAACCCTCACAATTCGGCCGGCCGCCAAGTCGGCCGCTTCCCCCGCCTCAGTAGTGCTGCCCGCGAGCAACTTCATAGCGGCCGCCGCTTCGGCCGCCGCCGCCGCTGCCTGTTGTTCGGCCGCCGCCAGGCGTTCTTCTAAATCCGCGATCTCGGCCGATGACGCTTGGAGCTGCTCCTGGATCGCTACCAATTCCTCTGTAGTGATCCCGAGAGCCTTCTCGCTTGCCTCGATCTCATTCAGTGCCCCAGTCGTGGCGGCCGCGCTCGATTGAGCCGATTTCGCGATGCCCTCGAAACCCTTTGCCAACTCGGCCGTTTCGGCTTTGCCCTGGCTGCCGTCGACGAGAATCGTTATTTTTGTGCTTTTTTCTTCCATTACTCAGTATGTTGTTTCGCCGCTGCCGACCGCATTTGTTGAATTTCATAACGAGCCTGTTCGGCCCGCACTACCATCAAATCGTGAAATGATTCCGCGTCGACCTGATCAGGAGTCCACCCGTACCGCTCGAATAATTCCGCTAATTGAAATCCCGCCATAGCTCGATGATAAAAACTGATGTCGCCGCACTTCTCGACGATATCGCCCAATAATTCCCACTCATCGGCGCACGCCTGGCAGTCAAAAAAATCGACCTCGATCAGCTCCGCGCGCGGAATCATCCCCTGGTAATCCCAACATTGCTGGCCGCTGCAATCCTCGTCGTGATCGGCAAACGGATCGCGGGATTCGCGAAAGGCAATCACCAGGAGCGCCGCGCAACTCAGTTTTTTGATTCGCTCGCGCTCGGCAAGCTCCGATTCAAATATTCGTTTGTCGAGGTTTTCATCAGGATTATTCCGTCCGGATCGGTGAGGAAAAACTCTTTCGGTTCTACTCCGCCGCAATCTTCCGGAGTCAAGCCCTCGATCTCCTGGCATTTCCTCTTGAAAATGTACTCGATCGCCTCGTCGAAGCCTGATCTTTTCGAGCCGCGCCGGCCGATTCCGCGCTCGAGATACCTGTCGTAACGTGTTTTAGTCTCGCCGTCGAGAGCCTCAAAAACGACTATCACGCCCGTTTTTTCATTGTCCGGAGTGAGGAGCTCGACGTGGACCGCGCTTTTTGGAAGCAACGCCGCTATCTTGCCCCGCGAGTTGCCATTGTGTTCTGCCGTCATTTCCTTTGACCCCCATCCTTCAAATGCCAATGTGGAATTCCCTTCCCTGGCGTTATTAAAATTAATTTCGGTTCCCGCCGATCGCCGCTGATTTGGTGGAACCGCTCGAGGCACTTTTTCAGGAACCGTTTAGGATGCATCATTCCGCCCTCGAGCGAGCTCGCGAGCGGCGACCGCTCTTGGACCGATGCCGAGATGTGAATCGCCGGCCCGTCGTCGAATAGCTCTCGACTGATAATCAGCCGGATTCCATCCTTTGAATCGAAAACGTGCTCGCGCTTCTGTCCTGGCGTGACTTTCATAATTAACGGATCGATCAATTCAGCGATCGCCGCCCGATACCTGGCGCGCAATCGATCGATCGTTTCAGCTTCGAACGGAATCATTTTCGATCTCTTACGGCGACGGAGTTAGCAAATTCGCAAACCCGGTTTTGCACACGAACGCGCCAGGCCCGCTGTCTGTCGCATTGTGCTGCTCCATTATTTTGATATCGAGATTGACCTCATTTCCCGATGGTTTCGCCGTTGCCGTAACAAGGCATGAGCTCTGCGTAAGCGTGATCGATCGATTGGTATTAATCGTCAGAGCAGATACATGCTTGAGCACCGTTGGAGGCGACGCCTGGTAGTAGCCATAAATTGCATGACCCTTATTCGCCTTCAAAGTGATTTCAATATCAATCTTTGGATTCTTTGGACCGTATTGATATTCAGCCACGTACACACCGGCCGCCATCGATGGAGGTTCCACGATTCCGCTGTTTATCGTCATTTTCCACGTTCGGAGTAGGGGCGTGATATCTTCCGTCCCGAGCGGCCCGAGCTTCGTGGTCAGGTGATAACCGAATAGCTTGTTGACCGCGAACGCCGCTGCAGGAACCGGAAAAACAACCGATGCTTGAGCGGTTTCGGAACCGTCATGCATGAGCGCCAGCGTCAGAGCGCCAGGTCCTTTGCCGTTGAACTCGAGCGTTAGCGTATTGATTACGCAACCCTTATACAACCAATTCGTTGCGGTTTGACCAACACAATCCTCGCCCTCGATGAATGAAAAGCTTGGCGGATTCACCGCGCAAACATTGCGCCATTTTATCGTCTGAACATAGTTCGGCGTGCTACCGCTCGAGGTTACATTGCCCAACATTTCGCCGAGAGCCCAGGTGATCAGCTCGATTGAGGCTTTCGCCTTTCGAGCCATCGTTCCCTTTCTCTCCTGAACAGTCAGAAGCGTTCCGCCGACATAACCATTGATTTCGTCGTCGTCCGATTCGAACGTCGTATCCATAGCCGAGAAATCAGCTTCTTTGATCTTGTACCAATCGGTGAGATCGGCCGTCGCCATCGCGACCCCGAAATTGCCCTCAGTCTTTATCGATCCTATGAGCCACTTATAACTCGCCGGCGTTCCCATAGCCTATTCACCCCCTTTCTTTGGTTTTAAGTTTCACTCGAGAATCTTCGGCGACCCGGAACCCGCCCGACTCGACCGCTGCCGTCGCGAGCTCGGCCGAAACCTCGAAACCATCTTTCCCCGGTTCCGGCGCCCAATGCGAATAACTCCCCGGGCGGTCAGAACTGATATAAGAAATTTGCGTGACAGGATCGACGCCCGCAACACGTTCGATCTTGACTTTCGCGCTTGTTTTGTCGACCTCAGCCATAGGCCCCTCCCTTCATTAGCTGCCCTCGTCACGGCCGCGAAAATATCGAAATTCATAAATGTGAGTTTGTGAAACGAGATCATCATCGATCCCGCCGCCCCGCTGATTCGTGAAACTGACTCGCCGGATAAACCACACGTTGTAGTGATTGGTTTTATCCCGGTAATAAAGCTCATACTCTTTGTCGTCGGTTGCGATGACAACGTGATCCTGGATGACTCCATTCGGAATCGCGGCCGACGCGAGCGATATCAGCTCGGCCGAAATCTGATCCTCAGTGACGACCGCGTTACACCCTGGAACATAAACCACGACCGCACACCGGCCCACGGCCATATCGCCGATAATCTTTCCAAGCTTCGCGACTTCGGGAATCGTATCGATAACCTCGAGCCCGTTATGGTTGACTGAGGAATCGAAATCCAAATGCGGCGCCGCCTCGAGCGCCGAGCTCATCGCGTCGAGCTGCGCCTGAAACACGCTCCAACTTGCTACCCCGCCGTTTGCCGTCTTTTGATTCATAGCGACCCGATTATGCTATCCGGCAATTCGACCATTAATATCCGATCGACTTCCGCCTCTGTCTCGTCGGCCGCTCGGCCGAAAACTCGACGCGGGGTTATTCCATGTATCGCGATCGCCCTGGCCACCAGGAAAACCGGAATGCCTTTCGATCGCGCCCAGGTCGAGAGATTCGAGATATTCGGATAGCTGCCTGGCCGGCGCCCGTACTCAATTACGGCGACCTTTTGCTCGCTATCGGTCGAGTACACGTCGCCGCGCGTCATGCCGCCTTCCGTTCCAACTTGTGTTTCAATACTCCCGGCAAAAATTCCGTCATATTCCGGCGCGTTCCTTTGAACGGCCGCCTTCTCGACTAAACAAGCCTCAGTCATTGCCGCCCGAGCTTCCTCGTCGAAAATCTCGGCATATTTGTCGATAGAGCCAACAACCTCGAATTTCACAGTAACGCTTGCCATTTATCCCCTCACCGATCTAACGTCCTGACCGGCCCGCATTCGGCCGGCCCGCAAATAGGACCATCCGAGCTTTCGGAGCTCGACGGCCCTCGAGCTGTAGATTTGACTCTTGTTTATAAATAGAGCGATATCGGCCGTGGCGACCGTATGCTCGGAAGCTTGCGCGTACTCATCGGCCAAAAACTGCAAAGCTTGAGCGGCCGAGAAATAAACGACTGCCGGCGAGTCAGAATCCGGAAAAGTGCAGTCCGGACCATCGGGCAAAATGTGAGGATAGTTGTAATGAACTCTGACGAGCGTTCCGATCGGTGGAATCAGCGTTGTAAATCGGATCGTCAAAACGTCGTCATCGTGATAGAAAGTCCACTCGTCGCGATCCATCCATTGCGGTTCACCCCATTGAATGATCGGGAATTCGATTCGCAATGTTTGAGATGCAAAGCTTTCGTCGAAATCGGGCAAAAGCGACAGATCGACCCGGTAATTCGAATTAGTCGCAACCGCCACGCTTCGCATTCGCGGCCGCACCTGTGAATAGAGCGCGAGGCCCTGATTGACCGCATCGGTGTAAGCGTCCGGTTGATCGCTGAAATCACCGGGCGAAGCTTGCAGCTTGCCGGCTTGATCTCTGACCGCTTGCATTACCAGGCGAAGCAATTCATCGATTGTCATTCTGTCACCTTTCAAGCCGGCGCTATCCTGGCGAACTTTGGTTCGGGGGAAGCTCGCCAGGATGCATCTCGAGGCCCAGAGACTACCTCGAGGCCGGCGCCGGAAATCAAACCTCGCCCTTGAATCGCTTTAATTCTTGCGGCGTAGGATCGCGCCAATGCGACGTAAACTGATAGCCGCCGCCCTGCTCCGGCGCAGCGAGAACGATAATCGGAATTTTTACCTTGCCGTCATTGTCCGGATCGCGATCGGGATTCATGAAATATTCATCGGTCGGCAGAGCCGCAACTTTCGCCGGATAGCCTTTTGTATCCGGCGCTCCCAGCCAAATGACATCAGGATAATTCATTGAGTCGCCCTCCTCGAAAATGTTGCGCAGGACCTGGCCGCCTTTTTAGCGCCTGGCCGGCGTCGATCCTGTCGATCCTGGTTTGTGTTCCGCCTTTTTCTTGTCGTTGTGTTCCTCTCCCGTTTCGCCACCGACGACCTGATATCCGTCTTTTTCGTGAGCGTCGATGTCGCCATGCTGTACCTCAACCTCTCTGTACATTCGTACTAGCGTTTGGCGAAATCCCTGGCCCTCGTAAGCAAAAACTTCGTCTGGACTAACCTCGACCTCTTTGCCCATTTTGACTGGCTTCGTCGCCTCTTTTGCCTCTTTTTCCTTTTCCATTTCCTTCATCCTTTCATCTGAGTTTTGAGCCGGCCGGTTGGGTGGAACCGGCCGGCATAGCAGGAGAACCTTTGACCGATAGCCTGTTTCCCCCTTTCATCGAAAAAATGGAGCGTCCACTAACCCAACAGCAAACCAACAAAATCCGGCTTGACGACCTTAACCCCCCAGGCGATCCCAACCTCATACCGGATTCGGCGATATTGCCTATACATCGCGACCTGGAACACCAACCCGCTTAACGGATCGGTGATCTCTGTAACATCGTCGGCGTCGTCCCCTCCATCCGGCATAGCCGGCAACCTGGTCAGGAGATGAACCGCTTCGCGGACAAAAAACATATTCGGCGTGAAATTCCCGCCGACCGTGATCGCCGTAGCATTCGCGAGTGGCTTTTTCAGACCTGGCAATGCAAGCGTTAATGTTGTGCCTGAAAGTGTGGCGAGATATCTGTTCGGATCGCCGGTAAATTGAACAGTATCGCCGGCAATAATGGTTCCCGATCCCGTCGAGACTGTAATCGCCGTCGCGCCGATCGGATAACCGGAAGCGAAATTCACTACATAGCCGGCGCCGGTTCCTTTTGCCACCGCGATCGGAATTTGAGCCGACGTGTGAATATCGAATCCTTCAACCCGGCCGATGATTCCTTGCCTCAACAGGTCCTCCGTACCCGCCTCATTGATCTTGAATAAAACGCTTTGCTTGCCCCTTATATTCGAGATCGCGGCCGAGCCTAAAACGAGCTGGCGATCGGTCAGAGGCGCCCCATTGTCGTCGAGAACTTGAAGGGAATTTGCGAAATCAGTAAAATCGCCGGCCGTTCCGAATGGAGCAGCGCCGGCCGTTCCGACCGCGCGCGACGCGCCGATATAAGTCGCCGCGAGATCGACCTCGATTAGATTCACGAGAGCCCTGATCGCTTGTGCGAATTGTTGGACAATGACATTTTGCATTATCCCGGTTTGTGAGACTGCTCGTTGCTCCTCGCCTGTCCATTTGATCGGCGCGTATTTGCTCTTGGAAATGGTCAGCGTCCCATTCCCGACCGCCATATCGCCGTCATCTGGTGGAATCGGCGCCGGCACGATATCGCCCGTCACGATTGCCGGCACAATTGGATAATTGACTGTTTGTCCGAGCGCGACGCGATCGGCCGAACTATTCCGAAAAGCCGCCATTGTGAATCCGTACATTTCACGCGCTATGATGTCGAGCGCCATGTAAATGATCGGAATCAAATTATTGAGATTATTCGCCACTGGTTAAACCTCCCTTCAAGGGGAGCTCCGGAGACTTGCCGGCGACGAATCCGCGCGCGCTCGGAAGTCTAATCGCTTATGGTGCCCCCCGATTTGATGTGATCCATTTTCGCGGCCGGATCGAGAGCGTCGAAATCGCCCCGCTTTATGGTCGACTTGCCAGCTCCCGCGCCCTGGCCCGACTTCCCGCCAGGCGCCCCGCTGCCACCGGCGCCGGTTGCATCCCACGCCGAGCCGTAATCTTCCGAGCCTTTCAGCTCGCTTATCAGAGAACCGAGAGCTTTACTCGGATCGGCCGCCGCGTTGCCGGCCGCGTCGAATACTTGAATAACATACTGACCCGAGTCGGCCGGTTGCTCGACGACTTTTACCCTCGAGCGGACAGGACCGCCGCCGCCCTCCGGTAGAATCAATTTCAAGCGTTTGCCGCCCGCTGAAACGAATGCTTGCGTCACCGCGGAGTCGACCATTTGCGCTTGTAACTGTTGTGAGACTCTCGACAGCTTTTGATTCAAGCCACTGACGGCCGTTGCATGCGATTCCTCGAGGCTCTTTTTTAAAGCCTCGAATTGTCCCGTCGCCTCGAGCCGCTGTCGCTCCTGGTCCTCGATAAGCTTCAACGCCTTCCTGGCTTTTTCCGGATCGATACCCGCGAATCGCTGCTCGAGAGTATTTTTCTCAGCCAGGATCGAATCCCGATTATTTCTAAGGCCCGTCGTGTCCTCCTGGTCCGGAATCTCGATCTCATCCTTGAGCCGAAACCCCTCGCCGTCCTGTTGATAGAAATTCCGATGCCCTTCTGGTACATCGGCGAGCTTGGCAATTCTCAACTTGAATTTCATCGCTAGACTCCTGTCTGTTGATGCGTGAGACTCCTGTCCCACCTGGTGGATAAAATTAGTCGCCGCTGTCCGCCGTGACTCCTGCCCCGACTTCTCTCGACTCCATTTCCTTCATCCTCGCGCGTATGCTGTCGCGAAAAAGAGTTTGCAATGTGAGAGCTCGCGCGTCGGCGAGATCGCATAGAAATTTCCGAACCTTGAGCGACTGACAATCATCTTTGCAAGTTTCGAAAATGATATAGCCATCCTCGACCTCGATCTCGACAAATATGCCGCCGTCATCCTCGACGATTGTCGCTGTCGCGTTCGAACTTTGAAGCAAATCGATAACTTTCATTCCACCCCCTAATTCATGCCGGCGCCGGCGCCATTGCCGTTTGCACCCGCACCGCCGCCGCCGATATCGGTCGAGCCGGACCCGGTTCCGCCTGGCGCATCCTGGATACCAGGCACGCCGGCGACTCCTGGCAAAGCACCGGTTGTCCGGATAGTCCCGAGCAATTTCCGCTCGGCGACGATTCTTACGAGCTCCTCAGACGCCATGAAGTCCGACATAAGCAAATTGCCGCGCTCGAGAATTGTCCACATAGTTTCAAGCGAGAGCCCTGGCGGATCGGAACCAACGAGCGCAGCGAGAGCCGTCACCATGTGACCGTCGACTTTGGCCCTGGTGAAATCTCGATTAACCTGGACATCGCCGCCGCTGTCGAGGCTCTGATATTCGGCCGAAAATTGGAGAGCTGCCTCGAGCCCATCCTCGAGAGCCCGCGCCATTCCGGAGAGCTCGCTTGTCTCAGCTTCCCACTCGAGAATTTCTTCCGTCGCCGTCGCTCCCTTCCCGCCTTGTTCTGACTGCAAAATCGTTAGGCCCAGGACCGCCATATTTTGCTTGGAGCTTTTCAACTCCTCTTGAGCCTTCCCGATCGCATTTCCATTGTGCTCGACAAATTTCAAATCGCCGCCGTGTCCAATCCTATAGACTGAATTCGGCGAGATGACCCTTTCCGGCCGCGTTCCTGCCGGTTCCATGAGCTTTCCGCCCTCGACCTGGCCATCGATCATGTCGTTATCGCCCATTATTTCGGCGAGAATCGGGACATTCGCGATCGTGAGAATGTGATCGAGTGCTGATTGGAGTCGATAAAATCTCAGATTCTCATAAGCGAGATCATAAAGAGGCGGAAGTGAAATCAATGGAGCTCGCGGCGCCGTCGAGATTACGACAAGCGGAATTTGTTGGACCGAAAACGTTCCGCCGTCGATCTGAGTTATAGTTGTCGGCCCCTGCTCGTAAAGCTCCCACCCGCCAGGATAGAGAATTCGATAACGCCGGCGCATTTGCTGGCCGTATTTCCCTACTGGAAGCATAGCGTATTCTGATAACGTGACCTGAGAGAGCGCCGTCACCCCGCCGACAACTTCGGTTCGCCAGTTGATAATCTGCGCCTTTTTGTAAAACGCCCAATACGGCCGGCGACTGTTCCGCTCGTCGACGAGCGTCGCATTTGGCATGCTATTGGTTATCGGTTCGGGCATGTCGATCAGAATCGCCGCGTGACCATCATTGATCGCCGCTTGAAATATTTCCTTGCTGAAAACATCGAAATGCGTTCCCATCAGGTCGATGTTCTCGCATTGCTGCCTCAATTGTTCCGGCACATTCGGCGAGAGAACCGGATTCCGACGAAACACCATGCCGACGAGCCCGCTAACCGTTCGTCGATAAGCGTTCCAAAACGTCGAATTCGCCAGGCGCGCGGCATAAGCTTTATTGGATTCCTTTTCGAATTTCGGTAAATACTTTTGCCGGCCGGCCGAAATCGCCTCCTGGCCCACAAAACAATCATCGACCAAATTCAGCGCCGGCAGTTGAGCCCGATATGCCGGCGACTGATACGCCGGCGAATTAGGATCGCCGATCAGTTGCGTTACATTCATGCTCGAGCTCCCGTCGAGAATTCAGTCTCGGCCGTTTGAACGGCCCTCATCGACGATAGCGCCAGAGTCAGAGCCGAGACTTGTTCCGAGCTCGCGCCGTTTGGAAATTCGGCCGCCTCAGAAATCAGGCCCTCAACCCATGCCATCGTCTTAGGATGCGGCAAAAAAACGCGGCCGTTATAAACGGTTGCGACGGCCGCATTAGCTCGAGAAACGAGATTTCCATCGGGATCGATCGCCGTCACCGGCGAAGCCTGTTTTCGAATCGCTCGAATGATCGCCGGCCCGTTTTGAACTCTGTCGATGAGCTTCGCGTTCCGGCTACCAGGCCATTTTTCGCTCATCCTCGAGATCGCGGTTATCAGGCCAGGAAAATCATATCGCCGGCGATCCTGGTCGATGACATAGCAATCGGCGCCGGCGTAGCCGTGGACCTGGCCGACGACAAAAGCCGCTTTGTTTGGAGGTTCATCGTCCCGGAATGCCGAATGCCAAGTTTGCAAAATCAGATCGAATCTTTCCGGCAGCTCGACGCACTCGACAAACTCAGGCTCGCCACTTAAACCGATAACCTCGACGGGATCGAGTTTCTCACCAGGCCGGCACCAATAGCGCCAAAAATGCCGCTTGAAAATTCCATCAGCTTCCGGCCAAAAAGCCATAACAACCGCATCGCCGGCGTCAGTCGAGCCGCCGATCCTGGATCTCATTTTTCGCTTGCTCTCAACTCGAATCTTCCCGTTCGATTCTTCCCTCCATCGCGGCGTAGTTAGATCGCGCGTGAGCGAGCTCGTTTCGGTTTCATACTCAGGGAGCATTATGTCGCGGTTATTCGCCGGGTCGAGGAGCTCTCGAAAGTGCCAATATGCCGCGCTCCGCTTGTCCGCGAATTCGAGCTCGCCCGATGTCATATCGCGCATGCTCGTTGCTTTTCCCCCGTTGAATGGAATCACCGCCATCTCGAGCTCGCGGAGCCTATGAACAACGCCCGTTCCGACGGCGACGATATCGACGACCGCGCTCGCGCCAGGATTTGCTTTCAGCCGGCGCGCGATCGCGCCTGTTGCCTGCATCGTATCCGACGACTCGCATGTGATCTCGCCGATGATGTTATTTTCCCGATGAGCCAAAAGCGTAGCGTCGACCCCACCGGCCGCGATATCGCCGCCGATCGCCGTAAGCCGCTGGATCGTTCCACCGGCCGCCTTCCATTCGGCCCATCTCTTTTGAGCTGCTTTGATCCAGGCAAGCGGAATAATGCCCTCTTTGTCGTCGATCGAGAATTCACCTTTGACGCGATTCAGATAGAGCCTCGAGTTAGCGCCCCATTGAACTCGTCGAGCATCGGCCCAACCCTTTGACATTTGGCCGGCGCCGATAACCCGCTCTTTTGTGACATGCATTGCATCCCAGTCGAGAAAACCCGGCTTGCGCGAATGGATATCATAGAATCGGCCGATCGCTTCGCCTGGCGTCGAGAGCGCGATCGCGTAAGCTTCGCCGATCGAGAAAGCACCCTCGCAAGCGTCGAATGTTTGCTCGGCGATTGCTTTCGATTCGTCGAAAATAAACAGGATTTGCGGCGCATGCGCGCCCTCGATCAGCTCATGATTGGAGCTCGCGACCGCGAAAGCCTGGCCCCAATTCAGTTTCAATTCGGTTGCGAGCAATTGATAACGGGTAAATGGAGTCAGAGGGATTTTTGCCCAATTGAGCTTCCGAGCCCAATGGTGAATTTCAGGCCAGAGATATCGCTTTAGCTGTCTGTGACTGCCGGCCGTCGTGACAACCTTCCATTCGAGGCCGGCGATTTCTCGAGTTATTGCAAACCAGAGAATCAGAATCGCCGCCAGAGCCGTTTTTCCGAGCCCGTGAGGACCTCGCACCGCGACCCGGCGCCGTTCTGTCAGACGCTCGCAAATCTCGCCCTGGTATTCGGCGAGGCCCTTCTCGCCCTTCCATTTGATGAGATCGCCGGCGAAAACTGCCGGTTTGTTAAAGTAGGTTTGGAACGTTGAGAGCTGGCCGAGCTGGATCAGTCGACGCCGCAGACGCAGAACCGCAGACACATCACTTGCCCGAACCACAAGCATAGTAAGCCCTCGGCCGCAAAAGAGCCACGAATTACAGCTAGGCCAACAAATCCACTTTTTGGGTGCGAACCGAACAACAAACTGTTAGGCGCGACGCAATAATATATCGGCGAGCTGCTCGCCTTCTTTTAATCTTTGCAGCGTTTCTTCAATTTGTTCCAGTGAAAGACTATCCAACAACCCTTCCGGTATTTTGACGATATCTATCTTTTCGCCAAACCCCCGTTTCCGGCCGAGTGTGCCAAGAATCCATTTCGCGAGGTTCCGCCGCTCCGTGGGATCGCAATTCGACGCCGTTCGATGATGACCTGGCCCTGGCAAACCCTCGCCGGCCGGCATCTCAGCGCGCGCCGGACACATTTGGAGCTCTTGAGCCACGGTGACAATCGCCTCACCGCAGAACAGGCAAGGGTTTTCGATCGCGTCGGCGATCAGAGCCTCTGAATTGTCGAGCAAGAGCTCGCGCGCTCCCTCGCGGACCTCGCGCAATCTTTCATTTTTCTTGAGCCTTTTGTCGAGTGTAGTGTGGGAACAGTTGAGGAGCCTGGCAGCCTGGGCCACGATACCGCGCGATCGCATCAAAGCCAGCGCGATCGATTTCTCCGTAAGTGTTGGCGTCTTTTCCTTCCGCTGCTCCATTCGCGCATCAGGAAAAAGCGCCTGTTGAGTCAGAGCGTCGTGTGCCTCCATCGCTTTTTACCCGCCTTGCGCGCTATTTCCTTTCGACGTTCTGGCGTGAGAGCCGCAGCTCGAGCTTTGCCACCCTTCAAACCGCCGCGCCGGCCGAGCTCGACGGCCGTCGAATCTTTGAGCTGCCCATCGGTCCTGAATTTTGATCGCTTCATAAAGTTTTTCCTGTGTACCACAAGTCGCCCACAGATTTCAATCGAATGTTTTACACGCAAAAAAAAGACATTACCTGTCAGAAGTAACAGGAAAGCAAATCTAACCGTTCACAAAGAATTCATAAATGCCGCGATAGCAACCTTTCGCCAGCTCCCCCGTCCCGGCGCCGGCGCCGCTTTTCCTGTCGAGGCCCTCTTGTTTTTCCCCGTTTTTTTCTTTATCATCATCAGCATGGACCGCGCCGGAAAATTTTCGGAGCCGTTTTCGTACCAAACCGAAAAGTAGATACTGTAGATACTTGGCCCTACTTTAATTCGTATACGCTATTTTGCCTTTATTCTACAAAGTTTACCCATCGTATGCGCGCTATTCATGCGTGTAATATGGCTTTAAGTATCTACAGTATCTACTTTCGCGCCGGCGCCCGCGTTTTTTTCAAATTTTCGAGGCTATTTTCTCGCCCTTCCGGACCTGGCCAGCGCCACTATCTACTCGATCGCCGCCTCGAGCTCGCCCCGCCGAGTAGATACCCGGCCGCCGCGCGGCCCTCCGACCCCTCCACCGTTATCGCCTGCCTCGCCGAAAAAATTTGGCGGAAAAAATTTTCTGTATTTTTTTGGTACGCAAAATTTGGCCTAACTTGACCGCTCATGCATGCTTAGGCTCGGCCACCTTCGCACCTCGCCTGGA